GCTGAGGTCCGCGGGAGTGTCTTTGTTGATAAACCAATAGACAGCGGCGGGAACGACCATTCCTCCGACCGCTGCGAGGGTTGGCAGGAGAGCGCGGGAGCGGCTGGAGAGTTCTCCGGTAACCAATTCACGTTTAATTTCCAAGCCAACGAGGAAGAAGAAGATAGCCATGAAGCCATCATTGATCCAGAGCAAGATTGGTTTTCTGATTTCTGTGTTTAGGCCTGTGACCGTGTCGTCAAAGCCGATGCGGAATTTTATACCGCTGAGAATATGGTCGTAGAGGTCGTAAAACGGTGAGTTTGCGATGATTAGTGCGATCACAGCCGCGATAACCAAAACAATTCCCCCTGCCGCTTCCATTTTGAAGAACCGCCGCGTAGCGTTGACGACAGGGTTTGCTGTCATGCTTGGGACAGGTTTTTTTAGGTAGGGATTGTCTTTGGTCATGTTTGATTATTTTTCCGAGGCGGTTATTTTTATTCCTCAGTAATATAAACACAATTATGACGCTTTCAACAGCGCGATCGCTGCAGTATGAAATCATCCCCGTTTTTCAATCCCCTGTTCATACTCTAAAATTTTATGTAGTCTTGATTATGATCGGCCCCCATGAAGGACAGGAACTGGATTTAATGCTTAAAGGTAGCAAGCCTTTAGCACTTTTTTGTGACGTTATTCCGGATAATGCTCTGATTTCCGAGAACATTATTCCTGAACTTCAATTTAAACCATATGTTGCAAATGGTCAGATTGTTCGTATTGCAAAGGATATTGATAACACGATTAAAGGTATGCCTATGCGTTACGTTTGCTTTTCTTTACCTGATCAGACATGGAGAGCCCATTTCATTTTATGGCTTAAGCAAGAATGGTTGAGTGGCAAGATTGTTTATAACCAAGAGCATGACGGAATTATTGGTCGACTTCTTGATTACAGTGAAAAAGATATTTTTGATTTTTTAGAACAATAGTTATTATTTTTCTTTATTCCAAAAAATCACTTCTTCATTTTGCCCTTGGCGTTTTTTGTCTTCGCTGCGTTTGTAGACGTAGATGCCTAGGACGGAGAGGCCTACGGCCCAGATGGCGGAGAGGGAGGCCATGGCGCTCATGACGAGGCCGGCGCGGGCAGTGTCGAAAACGATAACGTAGGCGATGGCAAGCATTTGTGCAGCCCAAGTCACAGCCATCAAGTAGCCGAAAGTGGGGCGCATGCGGCGGACGTATTTGTCTTCGGAAGCAAGTTCCTTGCGTAGGGTTTCGTTGACTTGGGTGAAGCTGGTTTCGTGTTTTTGGAGTTCCAGCTCAGCCATTTTTTCGGCGTGGCGGTTAACCTCGGCTTGTTCTTCGATGGAGATTTGACCTTCGTTCCAGGCCTGTCCGACTTGTTCTAATGCATCGGACGCGCCGCGGGCGATGGGGTTATTGACCTGCCCCAGTGCCTCGGAAACGATGCGCATGAGGATGGGGAGGCCAATGGTGGTGAGAAGAGTTGCGGACATTTATACTTCCTCCAAACGGTAGAAAATGTGGTCGACGATGGTGGTCAGTGGTTTTTCGTTTTTGGCCCAGTAGGGGGAGACGTAATCCGCGTGGTAATGGGTTGCGCCTTTGGTGACATCTTCCTTTAAGGCTCCAATAACAGCGCGGCGGGCGATGCGGAGGCACGTGGCGAAATGGAGGTTTTTATCGGTGACGGCCTGGAGTTTTTTGAAGTTCGGGTCGGAGCGGTTCCAGCAGGAAAACTGGTAGGGTTTTTGACAGACTTGAATAATGTTGTTGCCCGCATAGTAATCTTCTAAGATCACTTCAACGTTGGAGTGCTCTAGATTCATCAAAGGAACTAGACCGTGTGTTTCTTTTGTAGATGCAGTGCCTGTACCGACTCTTTGGAATACAGTGGAAGAGCCGTTGACATTGGAAATGGTACGCACAGTGTTCCGTAATTTGGACCCCTGACGTTGGTAGGCTTCGTGCACTTCGCGTTCGAATTGCTTAATGAAAGCCTGATCAATTGATAGAGACATATTAAACCTCGTAAGTTTAGGGTTAAAGGGAGAGATAATCCGAGGCGCTTATCGTTTTGTTACGGGCGAGTATCAGATTTTTTTGTGGTGGTGGGGCTGCGAGGCAGTTGTCCAGATATCATTGGTCGTTATACTGGTTGCTCTTTTTTGATATGAGCAAGCCAACATAATTAAGACGCAATTGTGGTGTTGATAAAAATATAATAGGAAAATCATCCTATAATGTCAATGATTATTTTAAGAATTTTTCGTTTTTTATTTTATGATTTGAGCTAAGGCGATTTAATTTGCGTTATGTCAATTTTTATGTTACTATTTGCGCAAATTATAAGAATAGGGAATAATTTGACTATGTTTGATGCAATTGTACAACGTATTGTAAAACAAGGTGGGATAGGCAGTGACCATAAGCGTCGTGGCCAGGAACGCCGTGTGCAAGACCAATGCGTGGCTTATATTGGAAATAAGAACTACCCGATTGAAAACTGGTCGCAGGGTGGTGTTTTGATTTTCGCAGATGATAAGCGTTTTGGTATGGCGGAGAAAGTTGTGATTTCTCTTAAATTTCGCATCAAAGGTCGTATTGTTGATATTCAAGAAAAGGCACGTGTTGTTCGTAAAGGGGCGCATCGTGTTGCCTTTCAATTTTCAAATTTATCCAAAGAATCTAAACTAGCCATTCAGGCCGTTCTTGAGGATCAAGCTGCCAATCAATTCGAATAAAAGAACTCCCGTAATCTTTCAATCACGGGAGCAATAGTTTTGTCGTAGGGAAAGAACTTTACTTATTCTGCGTACATATTTTTAAATCCATCAGTCACTTTTTGTACAAATGCAGGATCTTTATCGCGCCAGTATTTTGGATCACGCATCATAGATTGCAATTCCATTTCATCTGTTTTGCCGCTGACACTTTCGGTTGATTTTGGCAAACCTGGCTCATCGGATTTCATCATGCGGTATAACGCCATGACACCTTCGTATGATCCTGAGAGATTTTCGAAAACTTCAGGTGTTAAGTTTTGACGGCCAAAAGCCATTAATTGTTTGAACACCTGTTTCCAGCTTTCTGCGCCACCGAAATGGTTCATCAGTTTTTCGACTTCACGATCTGCTTGGAAATCAGCGGCTAATTCAGCGATCATCGGCACTAGTTTTTCGGCAGCAATTCGCAGTCAATACAGTAATCATCGTGCTTTTCAGGCATACCTAACGCTTTGTGAACGCGCATTTTTTCATCGTCAGAACTTGGCACTGGTAGGCTGGACGACATTTTACGCTCCAATGACATGTAAGAATTTACGAGAGCATCGAGGCGCACTTGATTATTTTGTGCATCCCAGAATTTTTCAGGAATGTTTGCGGGCTTGCCTCCCATTGCTTCGTTTTCAGGGGTTAAGAGATTGTCAGTTATCATTTTCGTGGCTCCTTATGTTGATGTAAAATTAAAATGTTGAGTGAGTTTAAAAATTATGGATTTCGACCTTTATCAATAAGACGGAGGATCGTTGCGACCATCGCGCGCTGCCCTTCGGCGTAACGGAGTTGGTCATCCGATGTTCCGGCAGCGTGAACACGGTGAAAGCCCATTACCTGAAGATGGCTCAGAACTTTGCGTCCATCTTCCGAAGAAAAAAGCCGAGCAAATGTACGCTCGATGTCTTGTTGATCAGGCTTTACGCGTTCGACAGCATCGTACACAAGGTCCGACGTGTTTGGTCTATCTTTAAAAAGACTAAACATTGGCATCTTCCCCCTGCTCTATCGGTAGTGTTTGACTTTCGCTATTGACGTTCAAAACTTGTTGTCCGGCATCAGCGGCTAAATTTGCGAGGTCGGGGATCACATCTTCGATAGAGACTGGATTTTGACGTATGAGGTTGCTGGGTACGGCAAGTGCTTCACCCAGGAACTTCGCTGCGGCTTGTAAGTCGATTGCACTGGATGCCTCTGGCCCCATCAAGAGGACAGAGTTGATCCAACTGAGCGTATTTTGCACATTACGCTGACCTTGCGATCTGGCCAGTGGTGAACGGTAATCCACCGCGACCAAGCGACCATCCAATGCGATATCAGGCACTTCACCGCGACGTTTTAGAATGCTGAAAGCACGTTTGATTAAGGGCGTTAGAAGTTCGGTTTGCAAACGCCCGTAGGTTGCGCCGAGAAGTAGGGACATTTCTGCGGACCGTTCCAAGACTTCTGTGGCTGTCATGCGAGGACCGACCACAGGGCCGAGGCGATCTGTCAAAAGTGCGTGACGGATGCGGGATTGTAAACTATCCAAGACCAATTGTGAGATATCGAACCGTCCGGGCATATCCAACGGCTGCAGACCTCTTGAGCCAATGGCTTTTGGAATGATGCTGCCGGGACTAAGGTCGATATTGGCGGGATTGAGAATACCGTCATCATCAGCTTGCCAAATTCCTGTTACTGCGATTGATGCGTTTTTCAGGGTTAATTCAACAACTTTGTTTGCAGTTTTAATATCCGGTAACGCTTTCATAACAGGGGATCGTCCATACACTTCACCCGGTGACTTTAACCAACGGAAATTGATAAATGGAGATTGTTCGAAACGTCCTTGGTCCAGAAGTACGGGCTCACTTCCTTGATCCATCAAGCAAGCTTTGTAGGAGTACATGAGACCTTCGGGAGCAACGATTTCAAGGATTTTAAAACGCAATTGCGTATCGCGCATTCCTTCCTTGATCGTTTTCTGTGGTAACACAGCGTATGGAAAGCGTTCCACCATTTGATCGAGTGTTACCTGCGACGTACGGCATGTGTATTCCAAGAACCCACTCTCACCCTCATCCATGACAACATGTGTCAGGGGAACAGATGTAAAGCGGAAAGCCGAGAATTCGCCAGGATCTGATTCTTGGAAATAGAGACAAGATGATCCGCCCACAATAAGATCCAGGTAACATTGATGGATTTCCATTGCGAAATTGGAACGATCGAAATGATCTTGAATAGTTTTGGCGGCTTTTTCCAAAATAGGTGCAAGCTGATCTGCTTCTTCGTCACTGAGATCAGGGCCGGGCTTAAGGCCAAACCATTGCGACCATGTCGGGGTTAAATTTCCGAGTAAACTGGCGGCGAGCTGATCAACAGAATCCATCGCGGTTGCATCAAATATTTCATTCGTGCGATCTTCTCCGGGACGTTGTTCAAATAGGAAATCACCGCGCTGAGGCAAGGCATGGTCATATGCGTCTTGCCAAAGATGTTCCCAGCTAGAGCGTCGTTTTAAGGCTTCCTGATAGCGTTTAATGAGATTATCTACATCAATTTTCTCTTGTGTTTTTTTGTCCATATCATTGCGGGACATTGTCATAGTGGTTGGCTGCATTTTTTATTCTCCTAAGAGGGTTTTGCGCCCCGATGCGTTGTTGGTGGATGTTAATAATCCACGAAATCCCGTTCGAATTGTGCCCAAACGGCCGCGGTTACGTTGCAAGAGGTTTTCAGCTCTTGCTTCCGATTGGCTTTGTTCTGATGCTTCAGCACTTTCCACATTATTTGGTGGCGGTATATTTACCGGTGGTGGTGTAAAGGCAACCGGTGGCGGTTGGCTTGGTGCTTGTGGTCTTGATCCTAAACTACCCATGCGATGTCTCCTTTTTGTTGATGATGTTGTGTGTTTTGTTTTGCGAGATGGTTGTAAAGTTGCCATGGCGTGATGATCCAACGTTTGTGAAGACCTAGAACACGTTTAACGGCCTCGACACAGGTAAAGACCATCCATGGTGCTTGTTTGGCTTCGCGTGAGATTGGAGCGTGAATGACTTCATGACCGCGGTCTTTGAGCCAAAGCGGCAGGTTAAACTCCGCCGGCATATTATGAATGCTAACATCCATGTAGCTAGACATAGGATCAACGCTGGCCCAATGCTGGCCGTCATTTAAGATGACGTAGCAATGGCGGAAGCCCGGCTTGAATATTTTCAACCAGTTCAAATCCGTTTGACCGCTGAATACGACCCATGCTTTGAGATTGCTGTTATTTAAAATTGTATTGTCCATTTTATAGGCTCCCCTCTTCCATTAAGAATTCTGTTTCCATGCCATATGTTTCAAACATAGGTTGCGTTCTTATAATTCCTTTTTTCTCTAAAACCGTTTCAAGGCGCATCATGGCTTCCTCCCATAATGTATGGGCGCGAGCTTCGCTTGGGCGGCGTGGATCTGGTTTCATATGGCGCATACCGTAATGACGTAAAACTCGGAAATGGTCGCGCATCAAACGACGGCCGCGGTATAATTCATCTAGTGCTTTTAAAATGTCGATGGGCTCGCAGGGGCGTGGTGAATTGGAAAGGCCTGCTGTAAATCTTGCACCCGCGTTACGTGCCTCTTGCGCAGCCATGAACCAAAAGCATGCCTCTTCTGCGCTGTCAAAAGGTATTGCGTTGATGTCAGATGTTCTTGATACATATATTTTATTCGTCGCCAT